TTTTAGCTGTTGCATCATGTCGTGGGAGTTCCATCTATCAAATGTGCATACCCTAATATTAAACCCTCTTGATCTTAAAGACAATATGTAGTCTCTTACTTCGCTAAAGTCAACCGACTTGTCTGAAGTAGGAGTCCAATACATAACGGCATCCACTTTAACAATTGGTGCTGGCTGAGAATATGTGTCAGTAACCTTAACACTAACAAACTTTTCAATGTGAGCCATAGACACAGCACAATGGTCATGCTTTTGAGCTAAGTCAACATGTATAAAATATTCTGTGTCATCTTTTGGCAAGAACCACTCTTCAAATCTTCCAAAGCTATCTACCGCTACAGAAAGATCGTTAAAGGCCATTTCAATCTTTTCACGAGACTTAAAGAAGGCATCTATTGCTTCTGGTGGCATGCATGCAAATCTTCCTAGCGCATCAGTAACATCTCTATAGAAAGCAATTTTAAAATCCTCAATACTTCTTGTCGGATTAACTTCCCATGTTGGTCTACGAATTGCATATACTTTAGGATACTTATAAGAAATTATTTGGTCTTCATCCCAAAATATATCAAACTCGTTGCCTACTGTGTTCTCTGGCAAATCTGGATCTAACTTAAACCTATGTGACCTAGATATGACTTCTTTTTCAGATATAATGTCGTCATACCTTTGCTGAATATAATCATTTTTAAATCTTGGGAAAGAAAGAAGTATTACCTTGCCATAATCTGGAAAACGAGAATCTACAGATGCCCTGTACATATCATATATTCCGCTTCCTGTTTTTGCTTGATCATGACCGCTTGTGCTATCTAGTGCAAATCCAGAAATTTCATCGAGCACCGCAACCAACACGTTATATCCCTCGAAGGCTTCTCTTTCTGAGTGTCCAGAATACACTGTAACATTTTTATCAAACTTAATCTCTGATGCTTTTTCAAAATACTTACCAGCAAACCAAGGTGAGTGTGTAACCCTGTTCTTGAATCCCTTAAAGAATACATTGTTTGCCTGCTGAGCGTTAATAGCAATGTTAATAATATCTATTGAGTCTCCAGGTGGCTTTCCATAATATGACGCTGGGTCTCTTAAGCATAATAGTAAATATACTATATATGCAACTGATATGGTAGAGCAATAATCTTTTCCACTGCCCTTACCTAATTGAGCAACAACTTCATTGGCTGTTTGCTTAAATCTTAAAGATCCTTCTTTTTCCCCAAATAATTTTATTAAGGTTGACTCTTTATATATCTGAGATGACTTTTCAATAAGAGTATACTGATGCTCTGACAGATCAGGTAGACTTAAGTAATTCTTGTCAGTTACAAAAGTTTTTAAATCGACTGGTCTTTCATCAAACTCTTCGCCATCCAAGATATCAATGAGATCATTAAAATCAAATTCCACTGACTTCCTCAATAATCTCTATTGGCTCAACAATTCCAGTAATTTGAGATAAACGTTTTGCAACTTCTAGCTTACATTTTGGGCAAGTTGCAGTTACTTCTTTTAATATTTTTACAAGCAGTTCTTGTTTTCTTTCTGACTCTGCTATTTGAGAAGCAATCTCATTGTTTTCAAGCAGACCGACGTCTTGAAGCATGGCAACCTTTTTACCCTGTATGTCTGCTATCAGCTTAAGTGTTGAGTTCTGTACATTTAGTTGGCCCTGCATCTTTGCTTCTTTTGCTAGGTCCCAGGCTTCGCTAATAAGCATTGCATAGTGTTGATCAGCTGCAGATATAGCTTCCTTTGCCTTATCACGGGCACCAGAGTCATTCTTTACAAACTCTTTCCACTCGTCAATATGCTCTAAAACCTCTGCCCTTTTAAGTCCAGTAGTTGTAGCTATTTGAGTTGGAGTACTTCCCTTAAGAAGTTCTTCAACTACCTTGTTCATGCGATCAAAATGATCAGCTAATTCAATTTCCATATAGGTATATTATACTTCTAGTCGACTGAAATAGCAAATTCCTTGGCAACCTTTAATAGGATTAAATATCCAATTAGATCATCAATATCATTATCTCCTGGGTATTCCTTACCCTTAATAAGTCTATTTAATTTATCATCAATTCTAACGTATAACTGCTCTCTTGGACCCGCCTTGGAAAATATACGAACTGGATCTAAGGCTGAATTCCCATATGAAATATTTTTCTTAATGAGCATCTGAGCAATATCAAGGCAGGTTGTTAAAATTTCATGCCCCGCTTCAGTTCCAACTGTAAGCAAATAAAGGTCATCATATCTAAATTCTTTTGAATCTTCAAAAACTGGTTTTGGATTCATTTTATTAATCCCTTTTCTCTTAAAGCTCTATATATGGTCATCATAGTAACGCCACATTCTGTTGCAATTTCTTCCATAGTTTTCTTTTGAACAACATATCTTCTATAAAGCCAATCTTTGTTTTTGTATAATTTCACAGGTGATCCCATTTAAAATGTTTTCGATATGATGCTAAATCGATAACGCTTGGGTCAACCCACCAATCCTCTGACTCTGTCCTAACAACAAGCGAGTATCCAAGCGAGTCCAGTATTTCTCTCTGAACATCTCTCATTCCAATATTTCTCCAATACATATTAGCATCGTGTTCAAATGTTATCACGGTAAACCTATATGAATTTAATGGAACAGCCAGGAGGCCATGCAAGCTTGTGTAGGCACTTCCGTCTGGCCTTCCATCTGGTTTATATCCAGAATCTATGTCAACCTGTAAGTAATCTATTTGTTTTGGAAATAAATTCTCTTTAAAGTAGGAAATGTAGTTAAAGTCTAAAGCATCTCCCATGCAAGGATTAGATCTATTATTATTAAACTCTTTCCTTAAGTCTTCTTTTATTTCAAAAGAAACGCCCTTCCAATCAAATTCATTCTCTAATTTATTTGTGTTACTTCCATTTTTTGAATGGAATGCTCCCAATTCAACGTAGTACCCACCATTTTTATTTTCAAGGAGGTCTAAAACAAATTCTTCTTGTGCGCTTATCTCATTCAATACTTGTGTCATTTGTTTGTTAGAACCTCTCTAGCGTAGTAAGCAATGCCGAATGCATCAGCTACATCAAAATCTTCTACAGTTAAACCATACTTTTTATTAAAATAATCAGCAGTTCTCTGCTTCCTCATATTCCTTAATTGATTCTTATACCATGAATCTGCGTATCCTGGATTTAATAATCTTATTGCAGACTTCTCATCTTTTGTTGGGTTCTTGTTTCCAATGTGCGCCTGCCAAGATGACGGGCTAATGGTGATAACCTTGGCTCCAGTAGACATAAGCTCAGCAATTACAACTCCATATACATAAGATAATTTTATCACAGCATCAGGTGATCTGACAAGTATCGCTCCCTCGATTGCAATATAATCACTCTTTAATTCATCTAGCATCATGGCTACTCTAGTTTTAGCATTATAAATTTTTTCATATATGTCATTGCCTACTAAATTAATCTTTCCCCACTTAACTGGCTTGTCTCCCTCAATAAGACAAAAGGCAACAGAAGATGTTGATGCGTCTATTCCCAGTACTCTGCTGGCCTTAGTTCTAGACAGCTTCGCCAGCGTCATTTATCATCCTCAATATTTTGTTCCTATCAGATTTAGAATTATCTTTTTCACATTTAGAGCATATGTCTAAGGTATTATATCTACTTAAAGATGCTTTGCATGACTTGCAATACCTTTTCTGTCCAGATCTAATTGCTTTTTTCTCATAGTACTTTTCCATGATTTTTTTATTTGTTGCAACCCTACAGCAATTATCTCCGCAATATTTTTGATTATGGGTCTTTGGGGTAAACTCTTTACCATTTGGGCAATCTGAATTAGCGCATATCATTATGAAGGGACCTTAAATCTTTCTATCTGAACTGTTCCAGTAGGCGTGTCTTTTGAATAACATTCTTTTTTAATTGGACAGTACGTGCATGGCATTTTGGTTTTTGTTGCACCTTCTGGTTTCATTGGGATGTCCCCATCTTTAAAGTTATCCCACACCTCCCTCATCCAAAGGAACGTGTCCTCGATAATCTTTGTATTTTTTTCATTCATAGATACTGGAATGATTAATATCTCCTGAGTGTTTTTATTCTCATAAAGAAAAAATCCTTCTTTAGCATTCTTAAGCTTCATGTATGTTAACAACTGTAGCAAGTGGTTCGGTGATGGTCTCATCTCTGCCTGCCTTGTATCCCATACCTCTTGCTTTGCAGTCTTTATTTCACCAATCACTGTTTCATTGTCATATTCCATAATTAGATCGATGAACCCACGGATTGGTGGGTATTCGTTAACTATCTCTTCTTCTTCTGCAATCCACTGCGGCATAGTTTTAATTAAGTTTTGAAGTCTCTCATGAGCTTGAGTTCCCTGAGCCATGTTTGCAACTGCAACTGCATCATTATTATCAATAAATACAGCACCCGAAAAGGCCATATACCAATACCTCGGGCATGTTCCATGACCATAACCTAAAGAGCTTGGGCTAAAAGACTTCTTAGTCATTTCCCCATCTGCTCTTTTAGTATTTTTATATGATTCATCAAGCATTGATGCAAAAAGCTCTGGGTCAAAGAACTTACCCGTGTGCTTCTTAAACTTTAAATTTTTAACTATGTTTCTGCCCATTACAAATTATACCTAACGACATACTTAAGTGCATCTACAAGTTTGTCTATGGACTCCTTTGCTGAATAATATATATTCTTTTTATTATTGTTTGTTGTTCCAGCTTTATCTTTTGCTATTGTTGAATAGTAAGAAGCCATCATGGCAAACTTAGTAGACATAGCCTGAAGCTCAATAATAAGTTGTGGTGCCTTAGCAGCAGGAACATCTGGGTTCAACAAAAGCTTTACTATAACAGCCAAAGCTCTATCTAGCTGAGCATCATTCATATACTCATGCAGATCATTGAACTCAGTTATAGAGCTAATCAACTCTAGAGTGTTTTTATCCTCTGTCATTTTTAATCTTTTTATCCCATTTATCCATTAGCAAACCTACGCCATACCCAACAACAAAGCCAAGTAAGGTTCCATAAATAAAGTATAGCATCAGAATGGAACCTCAGCATATGTTTTATATGAAGGAAAATCGCTGTTGCTTGGAGCCTTATCCTTAGACAAGGTATATGCTGTTACTGAAATAGAATCAGCATTAATTTCATATGAAGTTCTCTTTGTGCCTTCCTTATCTGTCCAGCTTTCTTCATAAATCTTTCCTACAATAATAACTTCCATACCCTTTTTAATTACAGACTTTGATTGTTCTGCAAGTGTGCGCCAAGCCTTGACTGTCCACCAAGAAGTGTTCTTGTCTTCCCACTCTCCAGTAGTATCATTCTTAACACGATCATTAGTTGCAACTCTAAAACGAAGACCATTTGATCCTACAGTTTCTGGTTCACTACCAACTCTTCCTACGATTGTAATCATTGGATTAGCCATTTTTATTTTCCTCCCAAAATGTAATCAGTTCTTCTAGTACTGACCACTCTATGATTCCAAGACGGACCTTGGAATCCCCTCCGATAATAATTTTAAGAGCAGGGTGCATGTCCCTACTTACCTTAAAAGTATCTGTACAGATTTTAGCCCATACATCTTTATTTAAATTAAATGAAGCTTTAGATTCTTTGTAGTCTACTACAAAGTTTTTCCACTTAGCGTCACCCTTTTGATATTCACCACGGCCACTATTTTTTTGTGCCTTGGCTCCATCTCTTTTTACTTCTGCTCTTTCTGACATCAATTAAGCTTGTGCTTTGTTTCATGGCCATTAGAGCATGTCCAATACATTTCCATGGTAGCTTGATTAAAATTATAAAATGGAACTGATAATTCGCACTTGCTACATGGTCTTTCCTGGTCTATCTTTTCAACTCTTTGATCTTCAACATCTTTAGTTTGAGAATTAAAAAACTCATTAAGATTTGGCATTTATTTCTCCTATTAATTTGTCTACAACATCTGGGTTTTCCTTTAAATATGCTACAGCCTTTGCACGTCCTTGAAAACGTTCTCCATTCACTGTATACCATGCTCCACCTTTTTCTATTATCCCGCACATTTCTGCAACGTCAAGAGTTTCTCCAACAAGATCTATGCCAAGTGACTCTCCTTGATAGTAGAAGTCGTATTGGCCAGAGAGGTTAGGGGGACCGAGTTTGTTATAATCAACAATCCAGTTAACGGGCCTTCCAACTCTTTGTTCAATAATCTTGTCGCCAACCTTAACACCTGCTTTAATAGCATTAGCCTCAGCCTCTGAAGACCAGAGCTTGATAACGGTAGAGGAGAAGAACTTAACAGCCATTCCTCCTGTTGGGATGTGGCTGGCATGCATAGATCCAAACTGATTTCTTTGCTGCGATATAAGAACGAGTAGCGTATTTTTGTTTGCATAATTTAACATCTTGACTGCGTGGGTCATGTCCTTAGCTTCTGCGCCAATTTGCTTTGTGTCTTGCAAATCCTTCATTTCATTTCCATCTTTTTCAAAGTATATAGCTGGAAGAAGTGCTGAGATTGAATCAACTACAATTAGATCTACACCAGCCTCCATAAGTTTTGTTGCAACATCAACCATATCATTAACAGTTTTAGCTGGTGAGTATATCAATTCTTTTGAGTCAACTCCCAGTTTCTCTGCCCATTCTGGATCATAAGAATGCTCTGCATCAATCCAAGCACAAGTCTTTCCTTCTTTTTGTGCAAGTGCAATCATTTGTAGACAGAACGAAGATTTTCCTGCTGACTTGTTTCCCCAAACCAATATCTGTCGACCATAAGCAAAGCCGCCATTTAAAGCAAAGGTTAACCCTATGCTTGGTGTTGGCTGCTTGTCTACTTGAATATCAACTGCAGACTGTACCCTTGCTCTAGTCTTAGGGTCAAGCTTTGCTAAAATATCATTTAGGTTCATTTCCATTTATTTATTCGTTAGCCAATTCGTAGTCAGATTTAAATCCTAGTGGCTCTAGCTTAAATTCAAATGACAATCGTTCATCATTATATGTAACTGAAAGTTGCATATCATCATTGGTTGTCTTCATAAAGTCTTCCGTTGATATTTCAACAGAACCTATTTTACTTAATATAGCCACTAGAACCCTAGAGGCGTTCATTGTTTTAAATACATCTTCTGCATTATATGTCATTTTACTTCCTTAACCATAAGTGTTCCATCTTCTAAAGTTTTTAGAACTGGCTCGCATATCATTCCTTCTCGCATCTTTGCCAACGAAAGTGGGTACATGCTTGAAAACACAATTGCTCTATTTAAATTCTTATCTTTATCTGACATAACTAAGTGTGCCATTGTTTTGCCAGCTTTTGTTTTATATGGTGTATAGCTTATCACAAACCTTTGGTTTTCGTCAATAGGATATGATTTTGCATATAAGTATTTAACAAAAGCATCTTCAGAATCTTTATTGATTAAATCAACTTCAATATACCTAGAGATTCTATTGTCACCCACAAGAACAAAATACATTTTATTTGTTTCTATTTTTGTCTGCTCAACATCGAATAGCCCAACAGATCCGCTTTCATCAACAATCTCAATTCTTGACCAGCCTGTTCCACGTTTTATACTTTTTGCCATTCCAAACATAACAAATGATCCAAGTTCTTCAAACTCATCAATTGGTCTGGCTTGTGCTTTAATCTTTGGGTCTAGGTTAGAAAGATTGAATGAAGGTATTCCTAAAAATTCGTAATAAGACTCGGCTTCTTTGCCGCTTCTAGGGTTATCATCAAAAGCAGCGCCCCCAATAGAGTTAAGAGAAGCAATGGCCCTAGAATTAATGCCACTACCTTTCTTGGATGCCTTGTCAACAAAGTCTTTGTAGTTTTCATACGGTCTCTTTTCTATAATTTTATTTGCAATGCTGTCTGAAATAAATTTAATCTCTGCCAATCCAAATCTAATTGAATCTTTTTGTAATGAAAAGTTTACATCGGATTCATTCACATGTGGAAGTTTTACTTTTATACCAAGTCTTTTTGCTTCAATCAAATAACCTGTTCTGGCGTCTTTGTCTCCTTCGTTTTTGAGGATCGAGAATAAAAATTCCAAAGGATAATAGCACTTAAGCCAAGCGGTATAATAAGAAAGCATAGAATAAGCGACAGCGTGACTACGATTGAATGAGTATCCAGCGTGAGCTTCGAATGTTTTCCAGAGATTGTCTGCTTCTTCTGCGCTGATATGCTTTTTAGCACCCTGAATAAATTTATCTTTGAATGGACTGAGTTCTTTTGCATCTTGCTTTTTACCAATAACCTTTCTAACCTTGTCAGCCTCTGACCAAGTCATTCCTCCTAGGTGTACGCATGCTTGCATAACCTGCTCTTGATATATAATCACCCCGTATGTATTTTCTGTAAAAGGTTTCATAATTGGATGGATATAATTAACTGCTTCATTACCGTGCTTACGCTTAATATAAGATGCTCCAACCGTATTCATTGCTCCTGGTCTAACCAAAGCATTTGATGCAGCTAAGTCTTCAAACTTATCAACACGCATTTTTATAAGCAAATTTGTATATGGTGTTGCTTCGGCTTGGAATATCCCCTTTGTGTAACCATCGTTAAAAATCTTATAAACATTTTCATCATCCAAGGCAATGTCGTACAGATTGATGTCCTTGCCAGTTCTATTCTTAATTGATTTTAAAGTATCGGAGATCACAGATAAAGTCTTAAGACCTAGGGCATCTAGCTTAATAAGACCTATATCTGCAACCGTATCCATATCGTATGCCACGACTGGAATTCTTCCAGACACTTCATCATTAGCATCAGCTCTGGACTCTATTGGTGCATACTTTCTTAAATCATCTTTTGCAACAACTACACCTGCAGCATGTACTCCAACACTTCGAATCTTTCCACGAAGTCTTTCTGCAAGCCAAGTTACTTCTGGATACTTTGCTCTAAACTCTTTTGTATCTGGAGAATCAATAAAGTCTTCAAAGGTATCAATCGATTTCATTGCGCGATTGACATCAGAAAGAGGAACCATGAATACTCTTGCAGCATCTCTAATTACACCCTTATCTTTAAAATAAGTATATGTAGAAATAGATGCAACATGTTTAAACTTTTTCTTTAAATAATCCTTTACCTCTTTGCGACGGCGGTCCTCAAAGTCAGTATCAATATCTGGGAAGTCATTACGTTCTGGATTAATAAATCTAAAGAAAAGCAAATCATATTTAATTGGGTCAACATCTGTAATACCAAGAGCATAGCAAACTAATGAGCCAGCTGCAGATCCACGTCCTGGACCAACCAGAATATCATTTGACTTAGCCCAAGTAATCATGTCTGCTACAACTAGGAAATATGAGGCAAATGCCTTATCTTTAATTATAGATAACTCTTCTGCAATTCTATCCAAGTAGACCTGATCTTTGTCCAGAGATAGTCTTTTAAGGCCTTCTAAGGCCATATCAGACAGTTTCTTGTCAGCATTGGTCTTTGGTATAGGTAGCAGATCTAATCCCTCATGGAAGTCATACTCTTCAATCTTGTCAGCAATTTCCATTGTATTATCATATATATCTGTACGAGTAATTCCTGCCTTATTAAAGTCCGCCTCAATTTCAGACCTACTTTGAATAAATAGATTATAGTCTTGAAATGATATTCTACGGTCTGGATATAGATAATTAAATCTATCCATCATATCTGGCATTTGTCTGGACATTTCAAAATCTGCATCTTTATCTGACTTAGGAGATGTTGATAGAATAAGCATTGCTTCTTCTAATACCCTATCTTCTTCTTTAGCAAAGTGGGCATCTCCTGTTGCCACCGCTTTAATCTTAAGTTTGTCCGCTAATTCTAAAAGGGCGGAGTTGATCTCCACAGGGTTATGTGATTGCACTTCCACGTAAAAATCTTGTCCGAAAGTTTGTTTAAAGCTTTTGAGAAGAAGTTCTGCTTCCTCCATGTTACCTTTATCGATAGCCTTACTAATGAGTCCATTAAGACATCCGCTGAGAACGATAATACCTTCGCTATAATCATCTAAAACCTCTCTGTCAATTCTTGGCTTATGATAAAAGCCTTCTGTCCAAGCAAGTTCTTGTAGCGTGTTTATGTTTTCTAAACCT